AGCAGCCGTCTGTTGGCTTGGTACTCGGCGGTGTTGTAGGCCGGGTGTGCCGTGGTCACCGGCGCGAGTGTGGCTCACCGGGCCAGGCCCGACGGCCGGGAAGCGGACAGATCTGTCCGCTTCGAATCGACATCACGAACCGCCCCGCAAATCGGAACTTTCCGATTTCACCGGTACGCCCGGCGGCACGGCCACCCGCTCGACCCCCTCGACGTGGGAGCAGGCCTGCCTGCGCTGCCAGGCCACGCAGGTGCACACCCAACGGAGCCCGTCCCACTCGACGGCATGGACCTTGGAGTCGCCGCCGACCACGGCGTAGGCGACGCCGATGACGCGGACTTTGCCCTCGGTGATCAGGCGGACCGTCTTGGCCTCGATGCGTTCGCTCACTGCTCGAACATGCTGCGGGCCCACTCGTCCCCGGCCGATGTGGGCCGCCAGATGCGGATCATCCCGCCCTTGCGGTGCGGTGCGCACGAGCGCTGGACCTCGCCGGTGAACTCGATCAGGCCCCGTCTCGCGACGTCGCCGATGTGTTGGCCGATGGAGTTCTGGGTGCTGTTGGCGGCGTGGGTTGGATCGGGTGCCCAGGCACCGTCCTCGGTGACGTCGTCAACCGAGAAGGGCTGACCGGCCAAGACGACGAAGGCGATGCGTTCCTCGATCTCGTTCATGGTGCTCTCCTTTGTCCACAGGTTTCGAGGTTGCAAGTTGCAAATAGTGCGCGTGAGCAAGAAGCGTGGTTTCTTCGATGCGCTGAGCCTCCGGGACCGGGCACTCGCCGCGTTCCGGGGTGCCCGGAGGCGATCGCGCAAGGGCTTCGCCGTGGGTGCGTGCGGGCGCGGCATGGCCTGCGGATCGGCATGGGCACAGCGAACTACTGCTGTGCGTCGCGGCCATCTACCTCGTCCTCCGCAGCTGCTGCTGCCTACGGTCCGACGGGCGACCCTGTTCGCCGGGCGGTGACGTGGCTCTCGCAGGGTGACGGCCCCTGCTTCCGGCTCAGATTTGTCGGTCACGCCGAGATTCGAACGGCGGTCTGAGCGACCCCCCCTGTTCCAGGGAGCACGGTGAACCTATACTGCTAGCGGGACGTGTCGGCGACCCGAATCTCTGACACGTCCCTATGCGGCCTGGTGGGTGTCACCACCGGCCGTTCGGTCCAGCCCTTCACGGGGGCTGGGCCACGCCCTCCATTCACTCGCCCTGACACGGGGTTATGGCGCGAGTTCTTAGTCCCGAATCTGGCTGGCTGGCAAGCGCGTCTTCCGGCTAGCCGGAAGCCTGGACGCCTACCAATAGGTTGCGAGTTGCAACCTGCAACACTGCGAGCAGGCGATTCGTCAACTCCGGGCCACCAGACAGCCGTCCAATAGGCCGTATGGCTCGATCGCAGAACTGGGATTTGGACTAAGGTTCGAGCGTGCCGGAGACGTGGCAGGAGGGCATCGAGCGGGTCCTGCGCAACGCTCCACCACCGTCCCCGCTGGCGCTGTGGAACACCGCCCTGATCCTCTCAGGCCGTGCGCCAGTCGATGCTCACACGTTGGGTGTCGAACCCACCCAACGTGGCGGCCGGGGTGATGAGCACCCGATGGATGTGCTGGCGCAGGATCTGGCGCTGCTCGACGACCGTCAACGCGTCGTCGGCTGACGGGTCCCAGCGACGACGCAGCTCGGCCGGATTCCGGGACAGGTCGACCAGGTCGGCTTCCACGATCGGCTCCGGCGGCGGCATCCGCGCCTCGGCGGCGCGCAGCCCGGCGTCCACCTTCGCCTTCTCGGCGACGTAGTCGTCGAGATCGATCGACTCGGAGCGCAGGAGCGCCTTGAGCTTGGCCAGCTTGGCGCGCAGGAGGGCGATCTCTGCCTCCACCTCGGCCACCTCGGCGGCCCGGGTGTCGGGCAGCGCCTCGACGTGGCGCTCCAGCCAGGCGAACAGCGACTCACTGACGAAGCGCTCCAGCGGCACGGCGGTCACCGAGATGCCGGGCTTGCCCTCCATCGTCTTGTAGCGCCGCTGCGGGGTGCCGTGGCGATGATCGGGGCGGCTCCACAGCTTGCGGCCGTCCGTGCTCCACAGCAGCCCGAGCAGCGGGTTGGCGAGCTTGTTCGACGTGCCCGACCGGAACGGGGCGCGGGCAGGGTGGGCCAACGCCACACGGACCTGCTGCTGGGTGGCCTCGGTGAGGATCGGCTCCCAGGCGGCGGGACCGAAGTCCTCGCCGCGATGGACGCGGCGGCCGCGGACGCGGGGCGACAGCAATGCCCGGTGCAGGGTTCGGCGGTTGATGCCGGTCTCGACGGCGATCGAGTTGAGCGAGCGCCCGTCGATCACCTCGGCGGCTGCGCGCTGGAGCAGCGCCGCCTCCGTCGGATGATGGGTGAAGCCGTCGTCCATGAACCCGAAGGGGCGCTGGCCACCGGAGAAGGTGCCCATCTCGGCCCGCTGCGCCTTGGCGTCCTGGGTTCGTTCCGACTTGCGGGACGACTCGAACTCGGCGGCGTTCGCCATGTCGATCGCCTGCTTGCGTCCGGCCGCGGTGCGACAGTCGAGCGGGGCCTCCCACGCCGCGAAGACCGGAAGCTCCAGTCGGCGGAACAGCGGCATCAGCCGGACCGTCTCCTCGACCAGGCGGACCAGCCGGTCATGCCCGGCGCCGACGAGGATGCCGTCGATCGCGCCGGACTCGACGTCAGCGATGAGCCGGTCGAAGTCGGGGCGTCGGGCGCCCGACCACGCCGAGTGCCCGTCGTCGACGTAGACGACGGGTTCGCCCCAGCCGAGCCGGTCGCCCAGCTGGCGGCCGTTGGATTCCTGGCGGTCGATGGTGAGATGCTCGTGGCCCCTGGTCTTCTCCTTCTTGGAGAGACGGCAGTAGAGGCCGGGCTTGCGAGGAGTGGTCGATGTCTGGTGCATGGTGGGACACAGTGTAGCAATGGCCTTCGCCGTTGCTACACACTGACCCACCTTCAGGGTTCACCGGTCGCCATTGAGGAGGGCGACGGCGACGATCGCCAGGGTCTCTTAGCGACGAGTCCGTCGGACGATCACGATGGTCGTGCCGGACCGCCAACGAGACGATCGAGATGACCAGGCTGGCGACGCTCATGGGTTGTCGGGCGGTGGGTCGGGCGGCCAGTGGGTCTGGATACCGGCTTGGATGTTGGCGTCGGTGATCACACCGGGATCGCCGCCGGGGTTCGGGTTGGCGCCGTTGACGGCGTACTCATAGGCGGCCTCGTTGTCGATCGACAGCGGCCAGATGAACGTGGAGATGGCGGTCTCCGGGAACTGGTGCAACTGCTCGGCGAACTGCGTCCCCGAGTACGTCGGCGAGGCGTACGACTCCTTCAGCGCCGCGGCCTTGACGCGGTCGCGGAACGCCTCGTCCTCGGTGCATTGGGTGATCGTGGTGTAGCTCATTTCGGTCCTACGTCTTCGAGCAGCAGCCTCAGTGAGGAGTTGCCGTTCATGTGGAACGGTCCCGCCCCCTGGTAGCCGCTGATGCGGATGTCGTACTGCTGATTGATGCCGGTCTCGGAGGGCCGGTAGAACACGCACGATCCACCGCCCCACTGGCTGGCCTGGCCGGTGATCCAACTGTCGACGCCGGTGAAGCTGCCGCCGGAGTAGAGACCGAAGGCCAGGCAGCCGCCGTAGAAGGCGTTGCAGTTGAAGATCAGCTTGTAGAGCCGATCGGCACGGGTGACGACGTTCATCCACACGGTGAGGATCGAGCCGACGACGACGACGGTGTCACCAGAGATGTTGTTCGCGCCGACGCCGATCACGCCCCACGCCGATCCCCACGGCTTGTCGACCCACGCCGTGGCGTAGTCGGTGGCGCTGGTCTTCGACATCACCTGATTGGCGGTGCCGCCGGTTGGAACGCCGACACCGGCTGGACCCGTTGAGCCGGTCGGTCCTTGCGGGCCGGTCGCTCCTGGCGGGCCTTGGCTGCCGGTGGCTCCGGTCGGGCCTTGTGGACCGGTCGCCCCGGTCGGTCCTTGCGGGCCGGTGGGGCCGGGCGGTCCTTGCGGGCCGGTGGCGAACGGTGCCCAGGCCGTGCCGTTCCACTGCTCGAAGGTGTCGCCGATCACCGAGACCGCGCCGACCTCCGGTGACGGCATCTGCTGGGAGCGCTCGGTGGTCGAGGCGAAGTGGCAGAAGGCGCGGCGCTGGATCGTCGCCACGGTGGCGGCGAGGTTGGGATCGTCAACCCTCAGGAGCGACATCGGCGGGTTCCTCGGGCGCTGTGATCTCGGGCGCGGTGATCGACTGCTCGACACCGACGCCGTTGCCCCAGAACGCCTCGGTATTGAGGTCGGGTGGGATCTGCGGATCGCTCATCGGTCCTCCTCTACACGCCTGTTGCCTCGGTGGCGACGCCGTACATGACGGCGACGCCGTTGACGTTCGTGTTGGCGAACTGGGTGCTGATCTCGATCTGGAACTCCAGCGGGAACCCCGCCGTGTTCGCCTCACGCCAGAGGTGGAAGATCGTCGTGTTGATGTACGACTCGTTGGCCTGGTAGTGCCCGTATCCGTCGATCGCCAGCGGAGTGCCGCCGGTGGTGATGCGGGTACGGAACTCCGAGCCGGTCGAATGGCCGGAGAGGGCGTAGTGCCACCACACGGTGAACACACGGTTGACCGGTCCGGACGGGACGCTCAGGGTGCCGCCGAGCGTGGTGATCCCCTGCGGGCAGTTGGAACCGGCGACGTTGGTGCTGGAGGTGAGCACGGGGAAGGCGTCGTACAGCCTCCACACACCGCTGCGGCGGACGTAGAGGATGCCGGGCGGGATCATGCCCACCGATCCGTCGGCGGCGGCCCACGCATCGAGCGCCGACTTCGAGGCGAACTGGTGGACGAGCTTGCGGGACGTGTCCTGATACCACGGGCTGACGATGGGATCGCCCGGTGCAGGTACGTCGGACTGACTCCCGATCTGGACCGTCACTTTGTGCCTCGATTCGTATGGTAAAGCTGGCGTCGATGGCACGGCGCGGCTCGAACAAGCGCTGGGCGTCTAGATGACATAGACACCGCCTTGGTCGTACCGGTAGGTGGTGCGGTCGTAGCGCTGGACGATCGTGCTGCCGACGGTGCGGCTGGTGGCGAACGTGGCGACCCACGTCTCGGGCGTGATGGCGTGGTTGATCGAGCGCACGATCAGGTTGAGGACGAGCAGGTCAGCCCCGGTCGTCGCCGCTTGTTCGTGGACCCAGGTCACGACATCACCGAGGCGGCGGTCAATGCCGACGCGCCAGGCGTCCTGGTGCGGTGCGGGGAGGTGGAGGCTGAACTGCTCCAGGCGGAGGTAGGCGTCGCCGAGGCGGGAGACGAGGAAGTTGGCGAGGTCGGAACCGTCGGCGGTGCTGATCCACTGGTCGGCGGTGTGCTCCAGCGTGTGCTCGCCGTAGCGCAGGACCGAGTTGTCGTTGCGGGCGCTGAGGCTGACCTTGGCGACGTTGGTCAGGTTGGCGACGTTGACGATCACGTCGTCGTCGGTGAGCATCTCGGAGTCCCACACCGTGTACGGGGCGTCGCAGACGTTGTCGGAGAAGATCGGGATCTCGGGCTGGTCGCCGCGACCGAGCAGCCACATCCGGTCGCGGTAGGTCAGCGTGCCGTCGGCGTCGGTGAACAGGATCCCGCCGTCGCTGAGCGCCACGGCTTGCATCTCCTCCAGCGGCGTGGCGGTGGTGAAGAAGCTGTGCAACGTGACGGTGCCGTGGTCGAAGCGGGTCGGGCCGGTGTAGAAGAAGGCGTCGCGGATCTTGCCCAGGCGCTCGGTGACGGTGTCGCCGTAGTAGCCGGGGTTCCACTGCGGCACCTTCTGGTTGAGCCGGGTGAAGGCGTCGAAGGCCTCGGCCTCGATCGTGTCATCGGCACGTTCGCGCCATGCCGTGATCTCACCGGAGAAGAGCCAGAACGCCTCGCCATCGATCGTCGCCCAGATGTCGAGGGCACGACCGGGGAAGTAGTCGACCAAGCGGCCCGAGGCGTCGTACTGGGACAGTGAGCCGTCGCGGTTGTCGAGCGTCATCTCGACGTGCCCGGCCTCGAAGCGGCCCTCGGGATCGTTGGTCCCGGAGGTGATCGTCAGGCCGTGGAAGTTGCAGAACAGGTCGTAGCGGTCGTAGGGGAAGTCCTGCTGGTCGTCGTAGGTGAAGTCGCCCTCGGGATCGTCGTAGTTCGCCGTGAAGTCGTCGTAGACGTAGCTGGAGACCGGCTGGCGCTGGACGCCGATGAAGAGGTGCGCAGGCCAGCGCTCGGTCGTCGGGCGGTCACCGCCGATCGTCGGCACGGGGAGATCATCGACCCGCACGAGACCTCCCGTTGCGCCGGGCGTAGCGGTCGGCGGCGCGCATCACGTCGTCGGGGCGTGAGCCGCGGGGCATGTTGACGGTGACGTTGGTGACGTTGGGCGTGGCGGCGCGTTCGCGCAAGATCCGCTCCGTCTCTGCGCCGGAGGTGACCTGGGTGCCTGGCGGGACGAGGGCCGGGGCGATCAGCAGTCCGCTCTCGCCGCCGGGGAGGCGGATGAACTCGGGTCGGCGTTCGGCGGCGACTGCGCCGGGTGGCTGGACGACACCGCCACGATCGGACACGCCGAAGCGCAGGATCGGCCCCAGCGCCGCCCCGTAGTTCGGGTTGAGCTTGGCCGTGATCATCGCCGTGCGCTCACGGGCGACGTTGTTCAACTCGTTCTCGGCGGCGGTGGTGTTCGCATCGGCCTTGATCGCCGCGGAGCGTGGTGCCGATGCCTCGTTGAGCAGTCGCTTGGCGGTGTCGAGGTCACCGGCGTCGATCGCCGCCTGGATCTCGGTGAGCTTCTCCGGCGGGATCTGGTTGACCGAGCCGATGTAGTCGAGGATCCCCTGACGGGCCGGTCCCTTCGCCGTAGCGGCGGTGTCGAGCAGGCCGTCGTTGAGCGAGTCGAGCTTCTGGGTGGCCGTGACCGTCTCGCCTCTCGCCTTGGCCTGGGCCTCGGCGGTGTCCTGGTGAGCCTTGGCGAGGGCGATCGCCGAGTCCACGACATCGTCGGTCGACGCCTTGGCGTCGCCGAGCTTGTCGCCGAACTCCTTGAGGGCGTCGTTCTCGTCGCGCTGGGCATCCGCCGCGGTCACCGCGGCGTCGGCCTGAGCGTTGAGGGCGTCGGCCTGCTCGTTGAGGATGTCAACGACCCGCTGGGCGTGCGCGGCGGTCTCGGCCTGGGCGTCGGCGTAGGCGGTCGAGGAACGGGCGGCCTCGTCGTAGGCATCGTTCAGCGCCGCGACGTGCTTGGCCTGCTGATCGGTTGCGTCGTTGAGCAGGAACTGTTCGTTGGCGGCCTTCGAGGCGGCGCTGGCCTGATTCTGGAAGTACCCGGCGATGGCGATCGAGAGGGTGGCGAGATCCTTCGACTTGACGCCAGCCTTCTCCTGGGCGTCGGCCCACCGGTTGAACTCCTCATTGCTCATCTGGGTCAGCTTGATGAAGCCCTGGAAGTCGAGGCCGACCTTGTTCAGGATCGCCGAGATGTCCCTCCCGGCGATGTCGGTGCCGTCGATCCGGACGTTGAACTTGACCTCGCCAGTGGCCTCCAGTTCGTCACGCAGGACGCCGACCTCGTCGGCACCCTTGCGGATCGACTCCGCCATCCGCTTGACCTGATCATCGGTCTCCTTGGCCCGCTTGGCGGCATCCTCGAAGTGCTTGCTCACCAGAGAGGTGGTGATGCCGATGAGGGCGATCGGCCCGGCGACCCCGGCGAAGCTCTTGAGGATCGAGCCGAACCCTTGGCCCGCCGACGCGGCGTCGGCCATGTACTCGCCCATCTGCCCGATCGCCACGCCTGCGGATCCCGCTACGCCGCCGAGCGCGCCGAGATCTTGGGTGGCGTTGCCCACCATGTTGGCGAGCACCGACTTCGAGGAGTCCGCCGCCTTGTCGACGTCCTTGATGCCCTTCACGGCCTTGGTCGTGTCGATGTCGAGATCGGTGCTGTTGACCTCCCTCAGCTTTCCTTCGATCTGATCGAGGTCGCCCTTCAGCGAGTTGATCTGCTCGGCCTTGACGGTGACCTCGGGATCGCTGGCGTCGAGCTTGTCGAGATCGCCGATCAGGTCGGTGATCTCAACGGCGATCTGGGTGGCGTTGGAGGTGAGCAGGATCGTCGCCGCGTCCTTGTCGAGGAGATCGACCTTCTTCATCAGGCCGTCGATGTCCTTGGCAGCGGCCTTGGTGTCGGAGGTGACCTTGAGCTTGGGATCGGCCTGGTCGATCTTCTTGGCGTCGGCCAGCGCCGCCTTGGCACCCTTGTCGTCGTACTTCGACTCGATGCCGACCTGGATCTTCTCGGTCGCCATGATCAGCCCCCGATCACCTTGCGGACCTCGTCACGGATCACCTCCGGGACGCGCTGGGCGGCACGTTGCTGGACCCGTCGCCACGCTCCCTTGCCGCTGGCTCCGGGATGAGTGACCGGCTTGCCGTACGGATGCGAGTACTTGTCGCCCTTGAGGTAGCGCGTCGTGCGCTGCTTGCCTCGGGTGCGCGTCTTCGGGATCGTGTGCGCGCCGGTACCACTGGTCACCCAGACCCACGGCCCCGTGGGCACGCCAAACACGATCAGGCTGGCGCTGCCGGTGGTCCCGGCGATGTGGCGGGTGATCGCCCGCAGCCTCGTGCGTCGGCCCTTGCGGCCGAGGGAGACGGGACCGATCGTGGAGGAGACCTCACGGGCGATGCGCTCGACCTCCTTGGCGGCGGCGCGGGTACCGGTCTGCGGCAGGCGGGCGAGGTCGGTGAGGGTGCGCTCCAGCGAGGCAGTGCTCACGCCGGGGTCGGGACCGTCGGCTTGTCGAGCAGCGGCCACGTCGCCGTTGCCGTTGCGGCGCTGCCATCGCCGAACGTGCCGCCGTAGCTGCCAGCGACGGCGTAGGCGTTGCCGGTGAGCTTGTTGGCGGCGTCGGCGGAGTCCGGGGTCAGCTCGAACCAGACCTGCTTGCCGTCGTTGTCGAAGGCGAACCACGACAGCCCGGTCGCCACCGTCCAGTCCTGGAGCCACGCCAGGTCGAGGCCCCATGAGGTCTGCCCTGGGGACTGGCTGGCCGGGGCGCAGCCGGTGGACGGGATCGTGTTGAAGTTGGGGCTGGCCGTGACGACGGCGCTGGTCACTTGGCACTCCACGGCCTGACCGGCCGACAGCCCGGCCTGGGAGGTGGCGACCTTGAGGATCGGCGAGTTCAAGATGATGACTTCGCGCATGGGCTATCTCCTTCAACAGTTGGGCGAGATCAGGGAGCGGGCGAGGGTGACGACGTAGCAGGGCACATCGGTGTCGTTGCGGACGATGGTCGTCGGCTCGGCCAGGGCGACGGGGAACGTGGTGAGGACCGCTTCGAGCTGCGTGAGCAGCCACTGAGCGGCGTCGAGATCTCCGGGCGGCGGCGTGATGATCTGGATCGGGAACTCGCACTCCCATCCGCCGATCCCCTGCGCCCCGATCACCCGAGGGAGGGCGACGAGGACGCACGGGAGCTGGCCTCTGGGATCGAGCGTCACGTTGGCGACGCCGTTGGCAGAAAGCTTCCCGGCGATCGCTTCTCGTTCGAACTCGAATGCGTTGCTCATCGGTACGGCCTGGCGATCGCGGCGTAGCGGCGCTGGCGGGCGGCGGCGATCTGCTCCGGTGTCGGTGGGCGATCGACGGCTGGCTTGGGCACGCCGAGCAGGCGGAGGATCTGGCCCATCGATGAGGTCGGGATCACGCCGACTTGGAACTCCGAGAAGCTGGCGAAGCTGTCCACCGCACCGCGCTCTCGGTACAGCGTCGTGGCGTAGATGATCACGGCCATCGATGCGTCGGGGCCGGGAGACACGTCCTGGAGGTCGCTGTAGCCCGCCTGCTGACGCCGCCGGTAGCAGAAGGCGTTCGCCGCATCCACGCAGCGCTGGAGGTGATCTGGGTCGCTCACCGGGACGCCCAGGGCGTCGGTGACCTCATCGACGGTGACCCAGGAGATCACGGCGTGGTGTCGAGAGCGGAGAACGCGCCGGGGTACTCGATGGTGAGAGCGAGGTAGCCGTAGACGCCCACGTCGAGGCCGAGCAGCGACACATCGACCACCCGGATGTCGGCGGGCGCTCCGGCGGACTGGTGATAGGTGGCACCGTTGCGGGCACCCATCAGCATCTGGCCGGAGGCCAGGTTCCAGTCCACGAAGGCGTTGAGGCCGTCCGCCGCGGTCTCCGGGATCACGTCGCCGAAGTTGATCGAGGCGTTCCAGAACGCCGGGCCGTTCATCGTCGTGACGCTGATCAGCGGCAGGGCCACGTCGCGGGCCATCGCCAGGAACAGCGGGCCTGGAGGAGTCGTGGCGGGGTCGAGGGCGGCGTAGAGCGCCTGGACGTTGGCGAGGAAGTCGGCTCCCGGCGTGGCGGCGGTGGCGACGGCGAGCAGGGCGGTGATCACCTCGGCCTCGGCCTTGCGCGACCAGTCCACCGAAGCGGCCCGCAGGTACGCCTCAAGGAACGACGGGCTGGAGCGCTCGACGGCCTGAAGCGAGATGTCGTTGCCACCGGCGATCGTCTTCACCGGAGCCGACTTCATCGTCATCGTCACCGGCGTCGAGACGATCTGGGTCTTCTCCGTCGCCTGGACGCCGGTCGTCGGCAGGGCGGTCCATTCCGGATACTCGATCGACAGGCCAGTGGCCGGGAGCGGGGTCGAGGAGAGGGCTTGGAGCAGCGGCGTACCGTGATCGATGAGACCGTTGATCTCGGCCCGATAGGCGGGCTGGACAATCGCCCCGACGTTCGTGCTGGTGACGTTGGCGAGGGCGGCGGCGATCGTCGCCTTGACGGCCTCGGTGCTGATCTCGCCGCGGTTGGCCGAGGCGACGAGGGTGGCGATCCGTTGCAGCGTCAGCGGCGGTGCGGCGGGCTTGGCGGCGGTGACCGGGATCACGGCCGGAGGTGACGGCTGGCCCGCGGGCGCTGGCGCAGCCGTCACCTCCGCAGGCACGGCCGTCGTGTCGATGATCGCGTTGTCGAGCATGGTCATGGTCGCTCCTTGCGGTGCTGAGGCGGCCACGTCGGTGACCACGGCGTCGGGGAAGGCTCCCCAGGGGAGAAGTGCGAGGTGATGCCACTCGCCGCGGGCGACGACCAACGTGCCGTCGTCGTCGTAGCTGAACTCGGTCGGGTTGACGCCGACGGAGAACATCCCGAGCACGCCGTCGGAGGCGAGCACGAGCGCCTCGTCGCCGTTGCGGGTGCGGCTGACGCGCACCGCTGTCGCCATCCCGTTCTCGGTGGCGGTGTTGGTGAGGCTGCGCCCGATCGGCACGCCGTCGTGGCCGAGGGTGACCACCGGGCGGGCCTCGGCGTCGAGTGAGCCGGGAAGGAACTTGACGCGGGTGCCGTCGGAGACCACGCCGGTCTTGTCCCACGGCACTGCCACGCCACGGATGGTGCGCGTCTCGGCGGTCGCCTCGGTGGCCTCGATCGGAGCGCCGGAGTCGAAGGTGATCATCATGGGCGAGTTCCTTCGTTGAGGCCATCCACGTCACGCGGGCGACCGGGTGCGCGTTGCGGCGACGGTGCGGGCGGGCCGGGGTTGTAGGCGATCTCCAGATCGGTCTGGCTGGCGTTGGCGTTGGGCACGTACGGGTTGCGGAGCCAGGCGTTCACGTCGAGTCGGATCGCCTGACCGTTGGGCACGACATTCGGCCCTCCGAGGGTCTGCTCGATGCAGCCGATGTACGGCATCGCACCGAAGTCGATGAGGTCCGCCTTGGCCTGGGCTGTGTTCTGGTAGGTCATCCCGGTGCCCTGCGGCGCACCGATGAGATACGGCGGGATGTTCGTCAGGCGGGCCAGTTCGAGCGCCTGGTGCTGGCGGGCCTCGACCAGTTGCAACCGCGACGGATCCATCGTGGACTCGTGCCACTCGATGTACGGGTTCAAGGCCGCGATCACCCGCTGGGCACGGGCGGCACCGAAGCTCTCAGCGATCTCGGTCAGTTCCTCGGCCGCCATCGGCTCGGAGTCGGGGCGCTGCTGGAGCCAGCCAGCGGGGATCTCGTTGCACGAGAAGCGGGCCGCCGCATCGTCCAACTGGATCGCCGTCTGGATCGTGCGGTAGCCGGTGTACAGCAGGCCCTCGATCGGTGAGCAGAACTCGACCACGTCGATCGGATCGACGGGCTTGCCGAGGAACGTGACGCGGCCGGTGGCGTCGATGCCGACATCGGCGAAGGGCATCCACTCGAACGTTGCCGGATAGGTCGTGGACTCGTAGCGGTTGGTGATCCGCAGGTACGCCCGGCCGTGGAAGAACAGGTCGTCGGTCAGCCAGGAGAGGGTGTGCTGACGGGGCTTGTTCGGGTCGAGGCGGTTGGCCCAGCGCGGCGGCGGCAGCTGCTCCTCGATGCTCTGACGTGACGGGACGTCGAAGCGGACCGACCAGAGGGTGATCGGCAGTGCGCCGACGGCGGTGCAGAGGAGGTCACGGGCGCGACTGACGGAGGGGATCGACATCGCCGCTTCCCGTGACCAGATGTCGATCGGCGGGGCGAAGTCGAAGGGTGCCAGCCGCTGGATGCCGACGCCCCATCCGTTGGGCCGCACGTTGGTGCGGCGGGTGTCGAGGGCGACGCGCCCGGCGGCCTGGACGGTCGGAGTCGGGGCGCACGCCTGGGCGAGGGCGGTGAACGCCCGCGGCCGACGGCTCACGTCTTGGTGGTCTCCTGCTCGGCCTTGACCATCTCGGCCCAGGTCATCTCACCGGCGTTGAACTTGCGTCGCGCCTCGGAGATCTCGGGATCGCTGGGCTGATTGGGATCGACGGGCGGCGGGACCGGCTGCGTCGGGTCCTGCGGCTCTTCCGGGGTGGTGGACGACGTCGTGGTCGGCATGCGCCGATGGTGCGCTGGCGCACTCCTGGAGCGAAACGACGGCTTGTTCTCTCTGGGCCCGACGAAGTACGACACAGGCGACGGATCCCAGCCCGACCGGGCGATCACGTAGTCGTCGGTGTTGGCGACCAAGTTGGTAATACCAACTTGGTCGCGGTGGTCTCCCCCGTGTGGTCCGAGTGGTTCGATCGAGGCGCCGAGCACAGCCGCCTGCCAAATGGTGAGTCCACCATTTCCGAGGGGTTCGCTGACCACGAAATGCCAGTTCTGGCGATTCGCCGACAACGGTCAGATCTGACCGTTTCAGGCTGCGGCCGGGCGATCACATAGTCATCGGTGTCGGAGGAGTTCGTATTACGAAGTCCTCCTCCCCCGTGCTGGTTCTCCCCGTGTGGTCCGAGTCCGACGAGGATCTACCGGATTCGGCGGATTCCGCCGAATCCGGTCAACCGAGTTCCGAGCCTGATGCACTTGGTCAGCCGGAGCGGGCGACGCCCAGCGCAGGCTTGCGGCTGGCCGACGGCCGCGACGCCATCGCCACCGCCCAGACCAGACACCGGGCCAGCGAGATCTCGCCGGTCGAGTGGGCCGTCGACAGCCCGGCGGTGCGGGTCGGCACGGCTCGGGCGACGTGCTCGTCGAGCAGCGCCGACGGGGCGTGGGCGACCTGCCCGGCGTTGACCATCGCCCGCACCAGCGGCACCCAGCGGGCCAACTCGCGCAGCCCGACGGTGCGCAGCTTGCGGGCCATCGCGCCGGGCGCGTGCATCTCCAGGGTCGGGGTGATGGCGACGGTGTCGACGTCGCCGTAGACGGCCTCGACGGCGCCCCAGAACTCGCTCTCGTCCTCGGTCGAGATCAGCACCGAGGCGTGGGTGACCCCGTTGTGCTGGAAGGCCCGCACGGCGTTGAAGCGGTCCCCGGCCATCGACACCTCGCAGGCGACGACGCCACCGGCAGGCTCGACGGCACGCCGCGCCGTGCGGTCCCAGATCCCGGCGGCCAGCCACGTCTCGGCCGAGGAGCACCACACGTTGAGACCGGCCCGCAGGAAGGCGTTGCGTGGGCCCTGCGACTCATCGGCGAGCGTCTCGGCGGTCAGCGTGACGCCGAGCGCCGGGTTCGGATGGCCCCACCACGTCGGGTCCATCGGGTCGCAGTTCGGCGGCATCGACCACTCCAGGAAGCACAGCGAGCCCGAGCGATCCGGTGTATCGCGCACCGGATCGCTGGCGGCGTGCTCGATCGCCGTCAGCCCACGCTCGCGCCAGGCCCGCAGCAGTTCCGACGTCTCGTCCCCGGCCGTCGACAGCATCACCAGCAGCGGGTTGGGCCGGGCCCGCATCGCCGGGATGATGCCGTCATCGAGCGCCGCGGGCTTGATCTTCCACGACTCGTCGGCGACGCACAGGTCGACCGAGAAGCCGTGCCCGGCGCCCGCCGTGTTGGAGGTCAGGGCGAACTCGGAGCCGTTGTCCAGCTCGAAGCGCTGACGCCCGAAGCTGTGGCTCTTGTAGGTGATGCGGTGCTCCAGCAGCCTGGCCAGGAAGGCGAAGCTGCGATCGGACAGGCGCAGGTCGTGGGCCAGCCACAGCACCGTCTGCGGACCGATGCGGTCGGCGAGATCGGTCAGCCACCATCCGACGAGGCCGTGGCCGACGCCCTGGGTCTTGGAGTTCTGCCGGGCCGTCGACACGAGCGCCTGGCGATGCACCAGACGGCCCCGCCGCGTCGCCGTGACCGCCTCCAACGCGATCCGGTTCCAGGCCATCGGCTCATGCGGCAGGTTCGCCTTCGCCCACAGCGCGATCTCGGGCCCGTAGCTCCCATCCCCCACCACCGGCGTGGCCAACCTCGGCTGCTCCCGGCCGAAGCTGGGGATCTTGGCGATGATCTCCTCCGGTGTCGGCGGGTTGCGCCGGATCACGGGCGACATCGCTTGAGATGCGGGGGATCCTGCGTCCCTGGGCGCTCCAAGGAACCCTGAGCGGGGAAGCGTGTTGCGGTTGATGCGGAGTTGGCGGGCGCGGCCGAGGGTGCCGCCGAGGTGGCCGTTGCAGTTGGCGCAGGCGGGACGTGCGTTCGCCAGCGAGTGATCACCGCCTTCGACGAGCGCGACGATGTGGTCAACGGTGGTCGCTCGCCCGGTGCAGCCCGGTCCCTGGATCGCACAGGCTGGGTGGTCGGCGAGGATCGCTCGGCGGGTGCGCTGGTACTCGCCGCTGCTGTAGGGGTTAGGTGCCACGGCTCAGGTCGAGCAGCTTGTGGCACGAGACGCACATCGGCCGATAGTGGGAGGGCCGGGTGGAGTACGGGCCATCGGGCCCGATGCGCCCGTTGGGGTCGGCGTGGTCGTAGGCCCAGTGCGCCGCCCAGTTCCCGCACGTGCAGCGGTAGGCACCGGCGTCGCCGTAGGTGGCGGTGAGGCGATCGTGCACGGCGCGGTACGTCGCCTCGTCACCGGTCCACGTGTGGTTGTCGGGTCCGAAGTGGCGCACCGGGACGTTGACCACTCCGACGTCCCCGTGGCGTCGGAGTCGGGTGACGTGCATCGAGCACAGGCCGTTGCTGTCGTGGGGCTTCGAGCAGTCGGGCACGGTGCAGGTCGGCCCGCGCCTGCGCACCCGGGACTCGGCCTCGCCGAGGGTGCCGTTGCGACGCCGCCGGAAGTAGTGCATCTGGCACAGCCGGGCGGCCTTGTAGTGCACGGGCCGAGTGCAGCCGTCCACGAGGCACATCTCGCTCATGATCTCACCGCCGGTGTTCGTTGAGCGCACAAGCGACGTTTCCCCCGGGGGAAACACCCGGCGGCACGGCGACCCGCTCGACCCCCTCGACGTGGGAGCAGGCCTGCCTGCGCTGCCAGGCCACGCAGGTGCACACCCAACGCAGCCCGTCCCACTCGACGGCATGGACCTTGGAGTCGCCGCCGACCACGGCGTAGGCGACGCCGATGACGCGGACTTTGCCCTCGGTGATCAGGCGGACCGTCTTGGCCTCGATGCGTTCGCTC